TATTAAATGTGTGATTCCTATAGATGTTTTATCAAGAAACTTTAGTTCTGGGCATGATTTAGTTTGTGAAGTTGATATAGAAACATGGTTTTATGTAGTGAGGGAGAGAGAAAATGCTATTTGCTGACGGATTTGAAAAGGCTTTTGTAGGTCTAACAATACCTAGCTCTAATAGAAATGAAGTTGCAGTCTATGATTACATGCTTTGCATAGACGTGCTTATGAAAAGAGATGGTATGAATGAAGAAGATGCTATTGATTATTTTTATTTTAATGTAGTTGGTGCATACGTTGGGGAATACACTCCAGTTTTTATTAATCGAGCTACTATGGAGGAAGCAATAGATGGACAAGTTTGAACTCTTACAAAATACCGCTGATGTGATTCAAGAACGTGGCGATAGTTATGGCTCTATAACTCAATGCCATCAAAGGATTGCTGATCTATGGTCTGTCATACTAGAAAAGAAAGTTGAGCCTGAACAAGTGGCTCTTTGTATGATAGCTTTGAAAATGGCTAGACTAATGGAAAGTCCTGACCATACAGATTCATGGCAAGATATTATTGGTTATGCAATGACAGGCTTTGAGGTAGTCAATGACAAAGAATGATTTTCAAGTCTTTAAAAAGCAAGCTCGCATCTGCAAAACTAAAGAAAGATACATAGAAGTTTTATTGGCTATGAAAGTACTGCCTAATGTTAATGAACCTATGGCAAGAATGACATTAGAAGCTTATTGGGTGTACTATGCAGAACTTGATGCGACTGAAAGAAGTATGCGAGATGTAACGAGGTTTGTGCATGGTTATGTTAGTAAGAATATCCAAGATAAATTATTTTCTTGACAGTTTTTTTCTCGTTCGTATAATTAGCCTTAAGTCTATTTGCCATACGGCAATAATATACTACTCTATCTATGCAGTAATATACTGCACATAATATATTATGTGCATATAATATATGTTAATTAAAATAAAAAAAATAGTCGTGCCTATAATATATCTATGCACTGCTATATCAGTGCATAGATAGACAAACACGACTATTTTTTAATTTTATTAAAGTGCTTCTCTGCTATCTCTCAGTAATATAAATACGTTTTGTTAGAATACTGACAGTTTTGCTTACTGGTTTTTGCCCAGACTCGTAATAACTTATGGCTCTGATAGTTATGCCAAGCAATTCAGCCATTTCTCTTTGAGTGTATTGCAATTCTGTTCTGATTTGTTTAAATTGCTCTTTTGTTAGCTTGTTATTTATGTTATTCATTTTAAGTTCCCTTTGCTAGTGAACGGCTCTGCATTGTCATGGTGCAGAGCCTCTTTATTTAAGTTTAATATTCGCCTTTTAAATTAAATTGGTGCTTTAGTTTCCAAAAAGCATTATCTAATTTTCGTATGTCTGAAAGATACAAGTCATTCATTTCTGTCAGCATACTTAAAGCATTAGCTAGGCTCTTATGAGTCTCTTCTATTGCTTTTAGTTGATCGACAGTTAAAGACTTCATAGACTTTGCAATTATTGCTTCTTCTCTTTCTCTTTTAGCTTTGTAGTGATCGTGATTTGTTTTCTTACTCATTGCCTTTTTCCTCCTCTGTTAAAGCTTCATTCATAGTCAAACCAAACTCAAAACCTTTTTTATAGTAAGCTGAACTTTTCATATAAGAATTATCAGCTCTATTATTTACGACTGCATCAACTACACCAAGCTTAAAATAGACTAGGTAGTTTTTACGTTTTTGATCTTCCATTTAGTTTCTCCCTTTTGTAGTTTTAGCTTTTGGGTGGAAGTAATCAGAATCAGAACCCGTATTTCCATAAGGTTCAACATATGTTTTTTCTTCCTCAATGTTTCCAACCCATTTATTGATCTGCTCTAGTAGGTTTTCAGAACATTCAAGCCAACCCTTGCTAATATCGTCTAGTTCGTCAATGTCCTCTACATCTTGGACAGTGTATTCTAGCCATGATTTTATTTTTCTTATTATTTCTTGATCTTTTGTCATGTTATTGCTCTTTCTCTTTTGCTAGTTGTGCCATTAATGGCGTTTTAAGAGCCTCATAGCCCTTGTTAATGTAAAGACTAGTATAATCTAGCCTTTACAATTCTTTTTATGGCTTGTTACGATATAAAATTATCTGCATAACAAGTGTTATCGATTAGACATAAAGCCCATATCAAATAGTAAATTACATATAGAGTTATTATAGACGTTATTATAAGCCCTATAAATTTAAGGTATCCTCTTAATATACTGTTCATTTTAGTTGATCCTCTATTTCATTAAGTCTTTTAGTTAATGCTTCAGTAACAAAGTTTCTAAAATTATTGTGAATATCTAATCTTTTACAAAAATCAGTTTCTTTATTATAAGAATTAACCATTTTATTATAAAGATTTACGTCTAGTCGATTATATAAATAATCGTTTTTATCTATTGTTTTTAATTGCATGTTATATTCCTTTTCTTTGCTAGTTGGTTGAGCTTGTAGCTCTTGTAAGGCTCTAAATGAATAGAGCCTTAATAGAGTAACAAGTTAGTTCAGCCCATTATAAAAACAATCTTTTCATCTAAGGCTTTCTTATTCATGCCAAGCTCTAAAGATGCTTTAGTTGTAATTATATCTTTTACCAGTCTTTCATGTATAGCCCTTGCTTCTTTTATTAGTTCTTCAGCTCTTGTAATACTGATTTCATAATGTTCTGCGAACTTTTCATAAGTTAAATAATTATTAAACCAATCTAAAAATATTGATTGTAAATATTTATCAGCGGTTGCAGTAAAAGATTGATATTCTTTAAAAGACGATCCTTTTAGTTGGATTGCTAACCCTTCTATTAAAGCTCTTTTATCTTTGTTTGTTAATGTCATAATATATCCTTTTCTTTGCTAGTTGTTTGAGCTTTTAAAGCTCCCATAATACAGGCGTTAACCTGTATTATAAGAGTATTAAAGTTTAAGCTACTTTCTTTTCTTCTGTGTTTACTAGCTCAACGTAATCATATTCTATGAATTGCAAAAATACACCACTATCAAGCCAGAACTTATTATACTTTTCTATCTTTTCTGGATAGTTTAAAACAAAGCTTTCAGCCATAAAAACGCTTGTTTTAACATGTAAATAATCTTTTACAGTGTGTAACTTACTTGAATCATTATAATATATTGATTTGTTTTGAGCTATCATTGCATCAATCATATGTTTTACAGTAAAATACTTAGCTGAAAGATTGGCGGTGAACTTGCCATAGTCTCTACCATTGCACCAACCATTCCTGTGCATCTTTTCTTGTTGTAACTCATACTTAAAGATATTATCTCTATATTTATTCCATGTAATATTGTTCATAAATTGTAGACTGTCATACATGGTATTGATTGTTTTTATCTGTTTATTATTTATCATTGTATTTTCCTTTTCTGTTGCTAGTTGATTAAGTATTGATTGCTATTAATGGATAATAAAGGGCTAGAATAGCAACTAAGCCAGATATCATAAATAGAGTAAAGAACAAGCCAACAAAGCCAAGAGACAGAAGGTAAAAGCTTGTTGGTAGTAGTAAGATGAATTGAAACATTGATATTAATAGAGTTGTTTTATATGTCATGTTATTAGATCCTTTTTGCTAGTGATTAAGTAATTGTTAAGAGTGTTGCACAGAACATATTTCTATGTCAAGTGATAACAGTAAAAAAAATTTAATACTTCGTATTGTATAGAATACAAGGCTTTTACAGTATGTGATGTAATGTATATTAAGAGTGGTAATAAAAATATTATTGATGTGATAAAAGAAATAGTTTAGTTGATAGCATATAGAAGAGATACGGTTTACTATTATATCAATACATAGTTGAGACATTCCACAACGGCAAAGCACACAGCGATATAAAAATAGTATTAGTCTATACTATAGAGAATAAAAAATAGAGGCGAATAAAAGAAGGTAGCAAGGCGGGAAAAGAAAAAGAATAACAAGGAAAAAAGAAAGGTACGGGGGCTATAATAATAAGGCATACACCCCGACAGACGCGTGCCTTCCTTTATATATGTTAATAGGTAGTTCCAAACACACATGATTAGCAAAGCAAAACAACAGCACATCATAGCATCAATAACAGACGGGCATAGCCTTGTGAAAGCCTGTGTTAAGGCAAAGGTCAGCCGTGCCACTTTATATCGTCACATGCGAGACAATAAAGAATTAGATGGCGATGTTAAGCAAGCTCAACGACAAGCGGCTGAGAAAGCCTTAGAAGAGCTAGAGGATATGTATGGCGATGCCCTGCATGGTAGAAAGAGCTATGACCCTAATCTTTTGAGAGATTACGGACATCATGTCAGATGGAAGGTGCAGAAGATATTACCTGAGCGATTTGGTGAGCAGAAGAATAGGACTGGCGTGGAGATTACGGATGGTGCACTTAAAATAGTATGGGAAACTGGTGGGGGAGATGACGATGCAGGTTAAGATACCTTATAAGCCACGAGAGTTACAAGCTGAGATGCACGAGAAGTTGAAGCGTTGGAATGTGCTGGTTATGCACAGACGTTTTGGTAAGACTGTGTTTGCGGTGAACCATATGATTAAACATGTTTTAACGTGCCCACTTCCCAGACCACGAGTTGCGTTAATTGCTCCCACGTTTACCCAGGCTAAAAGGATTAGTTGGGATTATGTAAAGCATTACGCTGGTGTTATACCAGGAGTTACGTTTAACGAGACTGAATTAAGAGCTGACTTTCCCAATAATGGCAGGATTATGTTGCTGTCTGGTGAGAACCCTGATGCATTGAGAGGGATATACCTGGATTTATGTGTGTTTGATGAATATGGGATGCAAAACCCTAGAGTGTGGGGGGAGGTTGTGAGACCTGCCTTGTCTGATAGAGAGGGTGCGGCGATATTTCTAGGTACACCAGCGGGTCATAACCATTTTTTTGATATACTTCAACAGGCGAAAGAACAAACTGAAGATGGCTCCGACCAATGGTACTGGAAGATTGCGAAAGCTAGTGACACTAAGGTGGTAAAAGAGACTGAGTTAGAGGCTGCGAAGTCTCAGATGACCCCAGAACAGTTTGACCAGGAATATGAATGTTCATTTACGGCGGCTATTATCGGTGCGTATTATGGAAAGCTTCTTGCTGCGTTAGATGATAAGGGAAAGATTACGAGAGTTCCCTATGATCCATCACTGCCAGTTCACACAGCTTGGGATTTAGGAATAAATGATTCGACAGCCATTTGGTTTGCTCAGATTTACAGGGGAGGTGCGGTTAATGTTATCGATTATTATGAGAATAGCGGTGTTGGGCTGGACCATTACGCTGAAGTCCTTAGACAAAAAGATTATCACTGGGGAGATCATATTGCTCCGCATGATATCGAGGTTCGTGAATTGGGTACAGGCAAATCCAGACTAGAAACGGCATTTGGTTTGGGTATTCGCTTTAAGGTTATCCCCCGCATGAAGATAGCCGATGGTATAAATGCGGCACGGATGCTAATACCAAAGTGTTATTTTGATAGGGATAACTGTGCAACTGGACTTGAGATGTTAAGGCAATATAGACAAGAGTGGGATGATCGGAAACGAATGTTTCGAGATCAACCGAGGCATGACTTTACGAGTCACAGTGCCGATGCGTTTAGGTATTTAGCAATTGGGTTGGAAAATCGTACTGTTATGGCAAAAGCACCACAAGAAACTGCCGTTAGCGAGTATGATCTGTTTGCGTTATGATGTACGCCCATGATTACCACGATGCTTTAGAGCTAATGAAGCGAAGTGACCATCATAAAGATTGGGGTAAAGAAGAAATCACAAGATGTATTGAAGAGCCACTAGGCATTAGACAGTATAAAATCATTAGAGATGCCGATATGATCCCATTGGTTCTCGCTACATGGGGATTCCCCACCGATAAACAGGTTGACAACTACGTTGAAAGCGGTAACTTTCCTATTAAGGGATACAAGGGTGATGGCAAGGATGTTTGGATAGTGGACTTTATTGCAGAAAAAGGTTATACAAGAATGGGCTTTCTTGTTTTGAAGAAAATGTTTATGCGTAGTGGCTATAGAAAAGCGTTTTGGTATAGACCTGAGAGTGAAAAACTAGGATGGCATTTAGTAAGAGGAGTTTAATATGGGTGGTGCACCAAAAAAAATAGTGAAAGCCGTTTCCAAAGTTGGTAAAGGCGTTGTTAAAGTAGGTGGCGAAGTTTTTGAGGAGACAATTGAAAAGCCTCATAAGAAATTAAAGAGAGAAGCCGAGGATGCCGTTTTTGGTACAGACAAGTATAGCAGAGGTGCTCCAAGACCTGAGCCAGAAATCACTCCTGAGATCACCCCAGAAGTTGTCCCAGACGAAGACCCCACCATAACAACCAGGTATGCTACAAGAGGCAAACGATCTGGGCAAGGCGGCACAATCATGGAAGGCTATGGCGTAACAACTAGACCTCCATCAAAAAGATCAATAAGCACATAGGAGATTATCATGTCATTTCTTTCACCTAAAGTTTACGCACCACCACCACCACCACCGCCAGAAGAGCCAGATAAGGTTGATTACGAAAAAGCTGCGGCTTTATCGGCTGAAGCTGAAACAAAAGAAAGAAAAAAACGTAGAGGTCGTGGCAGTACGATAGTTGCTGGAGGATTGGGCGAAACGTCTACCAGTATGAGTGGCACAGGTGGCACACCAACTTTGTTAGGATAAAGCTATGAAAGACGTACAAGATATAATTGCTAGGTTTCAGCACGTTGAAGGGCAGCGAGATAACTGGAATAATCATTACCAAGAATTAGCGGATTATATGCTTCCAAGGAAAGCTGACATTGTTAAGAAGCGAAGTCGTGGCTCAAAAAGAATGGAAGTCATCTTTGATGGCACAGCTCTACAATCTGTTGATTTATTATCATCGTCTTTGCATGGCATGCTTACATCTGGTGCTACCCCTTGGTTTCATCTAACAATGAAAAACGCTGAGTTAAGCCGAGATGAAGAAGTGCAGCGATGGTTAGAAGATAGTTCCCAGCGAATGATGAGAGCTTTTACAATGTCTAACTTTGAAACTGAAGTGCACGAGATGTACGTTGACTTAGTTGTTTTCGGTACTGGCTGTATGTTTGCTGAGATGGATGATAAAACATTACGCTTTAGCACAAGGCATATATCTGAGTTTTATGTAACTGAAGATCAATATGGCATAGTTGATACTGTATTTAGGAAGTATGAAATGACAGCACGACAAGCCGTGCAAAGGTTTGGAATAGAAAATGTGGGTACATTTATACAGCGAACACATGAGAAAAAGCCCGACCAGAATGTCGAAATCCTCCACGCAGTTATGCCGAGGAAAGACAGAGACCCTACAAAAAAAGATAATAAGAATATGCCGTACTCTTCTATGTATATCTGCATGGAAACGAAAATGGTATTAGCTGAAAGCGGATTCCAAGAATTACCTTACGTTGTTCCTCGCTTCTTAAAGGCAACAGGAGAAGTGATGGGCAGGTC